ATAAAAGTACTACAATAAATCTCTCTTCTGTCATATTCAGAACCTTGTATTGATCCCATATCTTTACGGCTGTACATCACCATATTATTATCATCGGTGGTGTTAAAGTCCTGCGGTTTTATATATATAGCTGTATCTGTCACTCCTAAAGCTAAATTTTCTGGAGCTTGTAGCATTGCAGATTTAACTGATGGCACTATATAAGATCCAATAGAAAAATTAAATCTAGGTATAAAACTATCTACTATTAGAGTTGTTGCACCCTTTGCAGCTGATCCGTTTAATTTTATCCCTTGTATTTTATTTCCAGCTTTGTCTGCTATATAAAGTAAAAAATTATCATTTAGACCTCCATCCAGAGCCTCAACGGAAAATGATGTAGTAGCTCCATCTCCTATAAGTATTCCATCGGCTGCGCTTAATTTTGTAATACTATCAATGTTTGAAATCTCAGTAGATACATTTGGTGGAGATAAAACAAAAGAGGCTCCTCCTGATTCTGGATCATCCTCTGGCACATCATTATCATTTATTAATACGCCAGATACTGATGCTACCTCAAATTTAGCCCATTGACCGACCATCTCCGCCATGCCTAGATTATAAGTACCTCCATTAAATACATAATTCTCATAGACAAAAACGCCAGCTCGATTATAAAATGATCGCCTTGATATTCTAGCTGGATTATTAAGTTCTGAGGGCTGACCTGATGAGCCTGTTCCCTCTATGCAGTTTGCATTTATTGTAGTTCTATGGTATCTATTGAATTTCACAATCGACTCAATAGCTAGCCTATGGATAGTTTTATCCTCAGTCTCTGCGTTTAAATTCCAGAGAGTAGATTGAGTATATCCTGATCCTGTTTTTATCCAAATAACTTTTGAGCCTATTCCATTAGGTCCATCACCAAAATACATCTCTTGAGTATAGTTTCCTGATTGTACTAAATCATTAGATGTATCTACTGAATAGGCTGAGGTGGTTTGATTGTTTATTATTTCCCCATCTTTTAGGATCTGTACTACAAATTTAGGAACCCCCATTTTGAGCGTAAAATTCCCAAAAATAGTATTATCATCTAGACCAACCTCAACCCCTTGAGCTGTAACTATTTTTATATCTGCAAAATCATCAGCTAGGATCTCTAAAGTACAATCGAGTGGTATAGTTTGAGTTTGAAAGTTTGCCTCTACTGATGAGCTGTAGGATGTTCCTACAGGATCGGATGAGGATAGACTCATAAAATCAGAACTAAACTTTATTCTGTCTGTGTGGTCTGCTGTTATTTGAGTTGATAATCCAAATCCTGTAGATCCATAAGGAAGATCATCCCCACCTAAAACAAGTGGAGAGATGTCTGTATTTGTATAGCCTCCGTTATTTATTTTTATATACCTATCGTTGCTCTGTACATTGTCCTCATCTTTGAATCTAAACTTTATATATTGCCTAAAAAACCGAGCATTAAAATAGGTATTAGCTCCTCCTACATTATTGGAGGATTTAATTAAGTGGAAATCTATGGTAACACTTACTTTAAGCTGGTAATCCCCTGTACTAACATCTATAAAACCTCCTAATTGTGGAGGAGTTGATTGTCCTAATTGAGACCATCCATTTTCTGTAGGTAAAAAATAAGGACCGAATGTCTCCGAGTATTGCTCAGCGTTTAGTACTTGTCCCTCTAAATTATTTTGATTTGCTGGAGTTTGTAGGAAACTAGAATAAAACAAAGGATAGATATTACCATTCTCATTTTCTCCTCCTGCTTCCCATGTGAGTTTTATATCTGATATTGGTCTTTGCCATGATTGCCTCCTCTGATAGAACCCTGTAAACTCGCTCCCTAATAACTCTCCGTAAATATCAAGAGTTGTATTTGTGATAGGATAAATACCCCCTGTTCCAGATGGAGGAGTAAAAGTTGTTATGTCTTTTTTGTAGTAATAGAATTTCTTTACTTGATCCATGCTCTCCACTTGCTGGAATCTCCAATAACCATCGACTAGGGAGAGCCTAGCCTGTAAGAGTGTACAGACTACATTTAACATCTGGAGTGCTGTCTTTGGTTTTAGCTGTCCATCCTCTCCAATATCATTAAAACTATTATAATACAAGTACATCAAATCAGCTGGATCATCTACCTCTGCTGTCATTGTATTAACTTCGAACCACTTTATATATGTTTGTATAAAACAATCATCAGCAGCCCATAAATCGAGAGTCCCTGTAAGTTTTAGAGCGTGTTGAATCCATTTTAATATACTTTGTCTCCCTGTTTTAGCTGTGCCATCTAAATTAGTGAATTTTATAGAGCTTAAAAGTCCTAGACCATCTGTGGCTGTTATCTTAAAACCGAACGGATAAGGATTATCCTTAAACCCTGAAACATCTGCAAGGACTATACCACCCCAATTAAATACATAATCGGCTCCTGTGGGATTGTCTTCGCCTGTAAAAGTATTGTCTCTGTATAGTTTTACTTTGAATCGTGCCTCGTTTGCTGTAGATAGATCTGTAATAAATTGTAAATCATTAGCATTTTCTACAGCAAATTCAAAACCTAAAGAGGAGGCTTTTATTAAATTGTAGGATCTGTCTCCTTGCTTTTGATATTTTATAGTTGCTCCTTCCTCTCCATTTAAAACAAAATCTGTAGCAGAACCAGAGTAGTCATCATCTATAATATCAATTTTATAGAGTATTCCTAAAATATTTCTGAATTCTGATGTATATCTTACTGGCATGGCTTATCCTATTCTTAAATCTCTTCTTACTGCTCTATCATGTACTAAAAGTAAATCATCTCCGCTTATTACTCCTCTTACTATAACCTCCTGAGTTCCTCCTCCGATTATTCCTTTAAGCTTATCCAATGGAGCTATTACCTCTGGATTGCTTCGAGTTGTACCTCGACCTTCTCCGACTAATCCCATTGTTGGTCCTGTTACTAGACCACCATCAGCAAAAGGGATCGGCTGGCTTGCAATCATTCCTACTTGCATAGCTCCTAATGCTCCGACTAAAATTGCTAGTGGAGGATTTGCTACTACTGCTGCCACCTGAACCGCTGTATTTATTATGGCTTGAGATATTGCAGCAGCCTTATCTGCAATGGCTTGCTTTCTTTTTAGCTTTGTCCTTTTCTCATCTGTTTTCTTTTCTAGCTCCTCAATCGCTTTAGCTTTGTCCTCCTCGCTTTTCTTAGAGTTGTTAATTCGCTCTAATTCTTTTGAGTGCTGCTCATCTAGTTTTAAATTTTGATTTTCAATACCTAAATTAAAAACCTCAAAAACTCCGTTGATAGCTTCTCCATATTGCGCAGAAAATTCTAGTACTTTATTTGACATGGTATCTAGTCCAGCGGCTGCTTTTTCTATTCCGCTTACACTTCCCACCTCTGCAGCTGGTAATCCGCTTACATCAGGTCTCCCTCCTCTTAATTTTGGAGCTTCTCCTCCTGTGTCAAATTTAAAACCTTTTAAACCCTTTGGGATCGACTTTTTTAGTTTTACTAAACCCTTAACGTTTAAAGCTACAGCAGTATTAACTTTTACTACAGCCTTTTCTACTGTTGTTAAACTCGCAGCGAGTTCCTCCTCTGCTTTTGCTGCTTCCTCTGCTGCTTTTTTCTCCTCATCAGTTACTACTACTAAATCCTTTTTAGCATCTACAGCCTCCTCAGTTGTTTCTATAACTTCATCCTCTGCTGAGAGATAAGTATATATAGCATAAGTAATCCCTGTAATTGCTGCGGCTATTGCAATAAAAGGATTTGCCATCATTACAGCAAATAGAGCCGAAAATGCTGCACTTAAAAATGGCAGAGCTACGGTGGCGGCTGTCATTAGTAAAGGTCCCAATATTGATATAACTGATATTAGAGATCCAATTCCTGTAGAAATTGAGCCTACGATCATAAGTACAGGACCTATAGCCGCAATAAATAACCCCCATTTTAGAATACTCTCTACTTGCTCATCTGTTAGTGTTGAAATCCATGTAGCTAGATCTGTAAACTTTCCTACTATTTTTTCAATGACAGGAGATAATTTAGATCCAAATTGAATAGCTACTCCCTCAACGGCAGAACTTAATTTAGTGAGGTCTCCAGACAATCCCTCTAGTTGTTTCTTTGCTACTTCCTCTGCTGTACCTCCGCTGTTTTCTAACTGAGTAGTGAATTCGCCTAGTCCCTTAGAACCTACCTTTAACAGAGCTAACATAGATGGACCAGCTCTATCTCCGAAGATCTCCATGATCTTACTCGTGCTGAATCCTTTTTTCTCTATCTGTGCGAGTGTATCGCTAAGAGGTAACATCTTTCCAGACGCATCAAATACATTTATTCCTAGCTGTTTAGATTTTGAGCTTAATGTAGATAGGATCCCTTTCAATCCTGTTCCTGCGACCTCCGCCTGTATACCAGCATCCGATAACTTTCCTATCGCTGCAGTAGTCTCCTCTATTGAAATTCCAAATCCAGAAGCCACAGGAGCGACTTTAGACATTGCTGATCCTAACTGCTCTAAATTAGTATTAGAGTTTGTAAAGCCCATCGCCATCACATCGGCATAATATCCTAACTCCTCAGCCTCTGCTCCGAATCCACTAATTATATTAGAGGCAATATCTGCAGCGGCGGCTAGTTCTAAACCTCCAGCGGCTGCTAGATTTAATGTAGCTGGCATAGCTGACATGATCTCATTAGCATCAAATCCTGCTTGACCTAAAAATCCCATCGCATCGGCTGCCTGACTTGCTGAAAATTGAGTTGTTGCTCCTAGCTCTAAAGCTTGTTTATTTAGATCCTCAAATTCTTTTCCAGCCGAACCTGTAACGGCTGCGACTTTATTCATTGCCTTTTCAAAGTTAGCCGCTGCCATTACAGCACCCACCCCCAGAGCTGCTATCGGTCCACTTAAAGCCGTAGACATAGATTTACCTGCCGACTTCATTCCATTTCCAAACTTGTTAAAACCCTTTTGGGCTTTTTTCATTTTGGACTGAAAATCTTTTATGTTAGCTGTTAGTTTTACATTAACATCACTAATTGCCATTTTGCTGTAGTTTTCGTTTTGCTACTATATATGCGATTTGATCAGGAGTGAGCTTATTAGCTTTCTCAGGCTTTGCATCCCAATGAAAGGACCAAAGATCTTGAGGCTTTGTAGATTTTCCTTTTGCTGTATGAGGCATAATATTTGTGCTTGCTAACATCCGAAACATCTCCCAGCTTTCCCTCTGTCTAATTTCGTGAATTTCCTCAAATCCTACAAGCATATTCCCGAATTCTCTAGGAGTTAAATCATCTAATTGATCTGGAGATAAGGATAGCCATCCATAAGCTATCCTCTCCAAAGAATCAAAATCAGCATAAGCAGACTCTACTTTTTTTTAGAGGCTCTCTTTCCTTTCGCTGGAGTGCTTCCCTGAGATAAATTATCAGAGAATATTTTAAGAACTCTCTCCAGAGCCTGATCATCCTCATCTAATAAATCAGCTACATCATCCAGATCTAAATCAAAATCTTTTTTTGAGACTCTAGCTCCATCTTTCAATCCTGCCCAAACTAAACCAATAGCCTGAGTGAATGTCATGTTACTAGCCATTTTATCCATGTCTGATAGCTTAGTATTTGTAACATCGCTAAAAGCTCTGAGGGCTGCAAATCCATATTTTATAGGATAGACCTCTCCGTTAATTTTTACAGGAACCGCTTTCATTATGATGTAATCACTTCCTTAGTAAGTTCTCCTGTACCAGCTAAAGAAATACTATAAGTAGCGCTATCCTCTACTCCTCCACTTAATGAAAGGGATGTGATGTAAGCCTTACCTGTATATATAAACTCTGTAGCTGTTTCTGTAGTTCTAGTAAACTCAATAAATAATTCAGCTCTGTCATCTAAGTTAGAGAATAGCTCATTGAATTCATTGTCTGCTCCCGCTGATGGATCGTATAGAGCATCCGTAGACAAGCTCCAGCTTTTCAACCCTCCGCCGATCTCTTTCCATCCTGCTGAGTTTTTAGTTGTGAGATCTCTCTCATCCATTGATACATCTAATGAGCATGATGTTGCGTGTGCTACAATCTTTACTCCTTCTGCTGTAGTACCTACTTTCAAAAATAGGTCTGTTCCGTTAAGAATTGCCATGATCTTTTTCTTTTTTAATTGTTTTTAATTTACCTAAAATAATGATCGCCTGACCATTTTCTACATACTCTCTGAGAGTTTTGTCTTTTTTGGATCTCATTACAGATCCCTTTTTTAGATTGATCCCTTTGTAAGTGATGTCCTCTAGTAGTCTGATTTTTATCATATCGCTCGACATTGAAAAGTTAGTTGTCTATAGTAGAGTGAGTTTTTAGAATTGTAGTCCTCGCTCGTATCTAAATAAATATTGTTTTGTATCTTATAGCCTCCATAGGTTCCGCCAGATAACTTGTCTAGTATATATTGAATCCTCTCACTAATAGCTATAAGATTAATATAATTAGTAGCAAAACATTCTATTTGATATATTACTACTACAAGATCTGCTGTGCTTGTGGTTTTAGTATTTACATTCTCCACATTTAGAACCTCATAAAATACCCCCTCACTAGGAGTATCATTATATACTACTATTGGCTGTATTTTATTTGTAGAGCCGATCAATGAGATCAATGTACTATCTGTGGATAATACATTAAAAATCATTTTTCCTATATTCCCTCCTACTATTGCAGCCATTACTTTAGATGTTTTTGTAAGATTTTTATCAATGAATTTCTTATAGCCATTGTTGCTTGACCTCTACTAGACTCATATCCTTTTTTCATATATCTACGACCATCAAAATTTACGACTGAGCTATTAACTCCATCTTCTACCCAGCCGCCTATATATCCTTTTATTCCCCATTTCCGTTTGACTCTCGGTCCTACATAGATAGTCGGAAAGTCTTTGCTCTTTCCTGTTATCTTTCCGATTGACTTTTTAAGGTCTCCGACTTTGTGCTTAGTATCAAAGTCATCTCTGTCAGAAACTGGAGTGTTTGCTCTAACTGCTTTCACTACAGGAGTTGCTGCTTTTCTCAAAACCTGTCTTAATGCTTTTACTTTATAAGCCTCAGAGACTTTTATAAGCATTGCATCGAGTTCTTTGTCTCCTGTTATGTGTGTAAATAGTTTCATGATCTAGCCTGTGCTAAAATTTCTATATACTCCCTGTTTGATTGACCGCCAAAGCTTATAGAATTAATGTCATAAGCTGTCCCATCGTATGAGATATTATCTCTCTCTGTTATTGCTGAGACATCTGGAGAGTATCTTATCTTAAAGACTGCATCCTGTACACTCTCTCTTATTCCCCCCTCTACTCGCTCCTTTGCTTTTATATACCTTACATCCGCCCAAACTATAACAGGGCTGTCTGATGCTCTCTGTGATCCATAGCTAGACTCCTGCACAAAGCTTACAAGGTTTAAGGATATTTTATATTTTAGTTTGCCTGAATTCATCTAAAAATAAAAGTTTTTATAAGGTCTTATTAACTTAACATACCCTAGAGGCATCTCTTTAACTGATCCATAAGTAATAGGAGCTCTGTTATCGTAAAAGTGTGAAATTAGTAAATACATTGCCTGCTTTAATGGTAAAGGAATTCCATTAGGAGGTTGTACTCCGTAAAGTATTTTTACTGATCCTATTAAATTTCTAGCTGTAGCCCATCCATTAATCGGTTGCAATCTAGGTCTCCCTCTAAACTCAGCGAGAACAAAATCCTCATTAAGTGTAAGAGTAACATCGTGAGTAACTGAATCGGCGCTCATATATGTAATTGATGGCAATCCTGTACCAATCAAATCGCCTGTAACTTGTAGTTCTATAATCCCACCATTTGCTGTAGGAAATCCATCTAAATACTCTGTATAGGTGTTTACTACTAATGATGTATTAGTATCTTTTTCTATTGTCTCTCTGGCTGTAGATATTAGATTTTCTATAAAAGTATCATCCTCACTATGGGAAACTCGCAGATAATCCTTTGCCTCATCTTTTGTGATCGGCTCAGTATTTGCAAATGTAGTAGTAAATTTAAAGTCTGCCATAAGTAATAAAAGGAGGGCTTTTAAACCCTCCTATATTTTAGTTTGAAATTTTAACAAGAGATGAGCCTGCTGATGTTGTGTTTCTGCTCATTTTAGCATCGACCAAATTTACTATTACGAGCCTAGACAAGCCCTTGGCGGCGTCGGTGTATCTATCACTGATAATATCGAGTCCGCCAAAAGTTGCCATGTGTATGTTTGATCCTGTTACTAAAGCGCCTAAATTTGTTTCAGTTGCTCCAGATCCTAATGCAGATGTAACCTTGTAAGGTATCTGGTTTATAGTTCTGTTATTGTCGAATACTTGGAAATTCTGACCGCCCTCGTTGCCCATTGCCGTTTTAAGGGCTGCAATAGCTTTAGGATTGAATAAGTAAGTAAATCGAGAATTTGCAGGATTAAAATTACCCTCTAAAAGCTGCTGCTCTAAAGTATATAGGTCATCTAATGTCATTGTAGATATACCGCTATCATAACCAGCAGCCCATATTGAGGCAGGAGCATGATCAACATCTTCATCAGCTAATAAAGCGTTTTCCCATGTTGCAGCTATCGAGGCAGTCATGTTACGCTGTAAGTTTGTCTCTGCGCTTTTATTTTGTACCATCATTTCAGCACTCATAGAAACAACCGAGATCATTTTTTTAGGACTTAAAGTGATGTTAGTTAAAGCTCCAGATGCTTCTGCAGGACCTGTAGAGCCTGACTCATTAACCCATGCAGTAGAAACAGAGTCTACAATAGGAAATTTTCTATCTGCAGATAAACCGCTGTAGAAATTAGCTACTCCACCTAATACTAGGTTAGCCTGTAACTGATCAATAAAAGATCCTACGTCTGTAGGCTTAACCTCTCCCGCTGCTGCTGGTAAAGCTGTACGTTGCTCTAAGGCAAATGAAGGGATCCCTACACCACGAAATAAACGACCTTTGTTTTCGTTTTGTGCTTCTTGATGGAATTCTCTTACTTGTCCTTCCATCGATCCGTTGTAAGCTGCAATAGCTGCATCGGTAAATCTGAAAGCCTGAACATCCTTATCATCTTTAATACTTTGAGTAGTAAAGCTTACAGGAGTAACTGCTGTTTTAGTAAGCTGTAAAGATCTCTCTAATCGCTCTACTCTTTGAGTCATGTCTGTAGCTGTTTTCTCTGCTTCGTTAAAAGCATTTTGCTCATCTAATGATAAGTTTCTATCTTCTGACTCTGCTGTATTAATCAAATTCTGCATAGAGTCCAAAGCTTCCTGCTTTGAGTCTCTTAATTGTTTTGTAGTTTTTTTCACTTTTTAAGTTTTAAAAGTTTGAGTTTATTTTTAATTAAATCTAAGCCTCCTGTTTTTATGTTTTTGAATATATCCAGAGACCTTACAGCGGCGGTTGTTTGAGGATATGCTGGAGTGGTAACTAAACTAACATCTGTGAGCCTCTTTACTTCCTTTACTTCCCTTACAAAACCTCTCTCACTCTCTTTCCAATCATCTTTGTCTACATAAAAGCCAAAGCTCATTTTTGATATATCGCCTCTTTTCATTAGCTCTATAGTATCTTTTGCCGCCTGTGTATTAGGCATTGTTATTTCTGAGACTAGACCTCTCTCATCTACTGAAAGTTTAAGCGTTCCACTTGTGGTCCTCCCAAAAACTATATTTGAATCATGATTTAATAAAGCTACTACATCATTTTGCAGAACCTTATCGAATGCCCTCTTATTTATTTTCTCTTTAAATCCTCCTAGATCCTCAGAGAGTTGATCAAATACTGCAGCATATCCTATTACAACATTCTCTCCTTTTGCATTAAGAGATGATCTTAGTTCTTTGCAATCAAATTGCCGAACCTCTAAACTATTCTTTTGATTTTTCATCTACTATCTTTTTATCTGTTGGTAGCATATTCATCGGAGTATAGTATTTATTCCCATCCTCTGCATCGTTCATATTTTCTCTCCTGCGGATCTCATTTGGACTTATTGCACCTACAGCGAAAAGTTTAGAGTAAAATTCACTCCTGCTCTTTGCATCCCCTCTAAGGAGTGCGTTCGTGTTATGCTCAAAATAAGTAATCCCTTTTTGATTTTCAAAGATGAGTTTTTTGTTAAATTCCTGCTCTATCTTTGTGAGTAGTGGATTAATTGTATGAGTAACAAATTCTATAGACTGATGCTCAATGTTTGAGAATGTAGATCTCTCCAGGTCAGCGAGCATATGAGGAGGAACCCGCATGATCCGAGCTACTTCTAAAATTGAGAATTTTCTAGTAGATAGAAATTGAGCCTCATCTGGTCTCAGCTGGATAGGTTTATAATCCATCCCTTCTTCTAAAACTGCTGTTTTAAAGCTCCCATTATATCCGCTGTGATAGGTTCTGTGCCATTGTGCAGACAAACTCTGCATAGCATCGGCTCCTAATTGTGCTGGATGTCTCAATACTCCAGAAACCTTAGCTCCTGACTCAAAGAAATTTTTTCCGTATGTTTGCGCTGCAATCCCTAGAGCTATATTGTCTCTGGCTGCTGATATTCTACTTTGTCCTATAATTCCATCCAGAGTAAGATCTGGAATGTGTATAATATCCCCAGCATCGTAAGTAGATTTTTCCCTTACTAAGTAGGTGAGTCTCCCATTTTTCATAATTACTCGCACATCATTAGGATGTAAAAGCTGTAGACTTATAGGTATGCCTCTAGTATTTCTCTCAATATGAGCATAGGCATTACCATACAAAAGGAGCGTATTTATAAAAGTTTCAAAAAATACATATTTAGTCTGAATTCCATTAGGCTCATTATGTACTAAAAACTGCAAAGGGCTTTTAGAGTTTATCTCTCTCCCTGATCCTGTTTTAATGTAATAGTTGAAAGGTAGTTGTGAGATAGTCTCAGAGATAACTCTTACAGCGGCATATACAGCCGAAAAGCTTAGAGCTGACTCAGGAGTTACTAAAACATTTTTATTGTCAGCATTAAGTCCTAGCATATGATCTACATATCCTCTCTGCTCTGGCTGCTTTTTATTCTTAAAAAAATCAAATACTCCCATCAAAATACAATTTTATGCAATATACAATAATTTAAGTCCTTAGACTAGAGCCTTATATAGTAAAAAATCCTTTATTATCTCTAGTATATTTACTTATAATAGGACTCTCGCTGTACATTTCCTCTCCTACAGACATACAGATAGCCATGATTGTGTCGATCTTGTCCGAGCTTTTCGCCTTATTTGGTTTTATATTGGCGGCTGCATCGATTTCTAGCTGTACATTTCCAAACTGCCACCTGATAATAGGATCATTAAAATAGATAAAATCTCTGGTCATTATTTTAGACTCTATTTCTTTTGCTGCAGGGCTTAGAGACTTATATCCCATCCCAAAAGGAGACATTTTCAATCCCTCATCTACACATTCGATAACTAGCTGTGAGGAGTTCCATCTATCGTAGGCTATAGATTGGACATTGTACTTTTCGCATAGCTCAAAAATTTTAGCTTTTACGAAATTGTAATCTGTTACATTTCCCTTAGTTACTTCTAAATAGTCCGACCACTCCATGTAATTGACTCCATCAGTCCCTCCAGATCTTCCCTCAAATTTATCCTCTGGGATAAAAGTCCAATGTTTTACAACTATCTTTTCTCCGATCCTCCACATCAAAACTAGACTTGTGAGATCTCTTACAGATGCCAAATCTAAGCCGCCATAACAAGGTAAAGAGAGCAAAATTTCATCGCTTATAGACTCATTACAAGCGACTACATCCAGATCATCGATCCACCTACTCTGGGCAGTAGTCCACACATTTAGATGTAATCTGAGGAAGACATTTAGGTATGAGGGCTGAGAGGCTGCTTTTAGTGCTTCCCTTTTCATGTACTCCATTTTTAAGGAGACTCCCAGACTAGGATTAGCTTTTGCCCACGTTTTAGGATCCTGAATATCATCCTCTGGATCGGCTTCATAGATTACAGGTAAAAACTGAGGATCTACTATTGAGCCATCTAAAACCTTTTTCGCATAAGTATACATCTTATAACAAGCTGAGTATTTATCGAAACCTGCAGTAGTAATAGCTATAGATATAGGTTCTTTTCTACTTCCTGTACTTGTCTCTAATACTTGCCAAAGGTTTTCTGTACCATCGTCGCGCATCCCATGCAGCTCATCATAGATAAAGCCGCTTGTATTGAATCCATGCTTTGTAGATGTTTCTCTACTTATTGCTTTGTAAAATGATCCTTGAGCATTATATACTATTGAATTTTTAAATATATCTACATAATTTAAAAGCTTTGGGTTGTTTTTGATCATGTCAGCCACTACTGAATACACGATTTTGGCTTGATCTCTATCATTGGCTGCGCTATAATACTCTGCTCCGAATTCTCTATCTAGGTACAAAAGAGTGAGAATGATTGCAGCTGCTAGAGTAGATTTTCCGTTTTTTCTAGGTAGAAATATAAAAGATGTTCTATATTTCCTCGATCCGTCTGCATTTTTCCATCCAAACAAAGGTCTAATTATCTCCTCTTTTTGATATTCTAAAAGTATAAAAGGAGTTTTTGCCAGCTCTCCCTTTGTATGTGTTAAGTGAGTCTCTATAAATTTTACAGCATTATCAGCTGTCTCAGTATCAAAATAGTAAGCCTCTTTCATAGTTTAAAAGTATTATCTACTATTTCTGGCATAGATATGCGAGTTCTCGCTGATGGTGTGAGTCCAAACTGGCAAGCTATTTTTAAGGCTTTTGCAAGACTATCATTAGCTATCTTTTGCTCTGGCTTTTGCGCTCTCCTAGTTAAAGCTCCATCCTCATTAAAAAACTCATCTACTCTGCCATTTATTTTTAGGAATATTTCCATCTCAATATACAAAGCTATCTCATTTGCATAAGCTGTAATTAGTGCCAGATCTACCAGGTGTAGCATTCTTTTACTGTGTAATTCTGCACAAATTATAGAGTATTCTTT